ATTGATGTTGAGTTTGTTCCTAAACTTATCACCAAACCTCTGAAGGAGAAGTTGAAGTATGAAGCAATGGAACTAAACTTTCTGAAGAAAAGTTCTAGAGCAAAATTACCTCTCTGATTCTATTTTTGTAGAAAAAATTTTTCCGCAAAAAATTACTATATTACTTTTTTGATGATGCCGTTTGATGCATATAAACAATATCTCGCGCTGAAGAATCACTTCACGAAAGAGAAGTATGACTACCATAAGTATTGTGGTAAGAGTCGTGCTACTGTTAAGTCTTTCTATAAAAGGAAAGATCGTTTCTGGTTTGAGAAAATAGCAAGAAACAAATCTGATAAAGAAGTTGTTGACTTCTTTGTATCTAACTTTATCACCTGCACTGATCCGAGTAAGCTTTGGATAGGAGAAATGATACGCGAAGGTGAGGGTAGATACACTGCCTGGAAACGACGAACCCAATCCCTCTCTTATATTTTTAGAGAGGAGATTGAACTTATCCTTGCAAATGCTGACCTAGATACTGTGTTTGCAAAGACGACCGGTCATCCACCAATACTTAAAAAGTATTTGAGTGGTGACATATCACTTGAAACTCTGGTGATTTGTGATAGAATACTAGGGTATCGCAATGATTATGACAAACAGTTGACCGATCCGGTGTGGGAAACCGTAAGTTTGAGAATAAAGAAATATTCTCCCTTCCTAAATATCGATGTATTTCACTTTAAAAAAATTCTAAAGGAGATTGTTCATGGCACTTAGTAATACTGAAGTACTGGAAAACCTCACTAAGCAGAAAGAGGACTTGGAGAAGAATCTCCAAGAAGGTCAAAATCAGATGGAGACACTTCGTCAAACCTATCTGAAAGTCGTTGGTGCCATTGATGCGCTAACTCAAATCGAAGAAGCAAACAACCCAACTGAAACCTCTGAAACAGAAGTTGTAGAAGGTGAGTGATTTCTTTGATTCAGAGGTTGTCCGAGCAGAGATGACCGAAATCAGTGAACTACAAGAAGACATTTATCAAAATGTCTTCAATTTTCCTAAAATGAATCAAGAAGAGAAACTCTTTCATGTATCTCTTCTTGAGAGGTTGATTGAAAAGCAGAGGATTCTTTACACTCGTCTGAGTCTATCTGATGATCCTGCTGCTAAGAAGATGAAGGAAAATATCACTGACTCTGCAAAAATGATGGGACTTCCTGCTGATACTGATATGAATTCAATATTCGGTAATATGATTAAGATGCTTGACGTGATGAGAAAACAAATTGACAGTTCTGATTAAGTTCAGTACAATATCTTTGTCAACACAAGCCAAATCCAAACTAATCTAACAAATCCTATGTCTTTCGCAAATCTCAAAAAGCAATCCTCTCTTGGATCTTTGACTCAGAAACTGGTCAAGGAAGTAGAGAAGATGAATAATACTTCTAACGGCGCAGATGAGCGTCTTTGGAAACCAGAAATGGATAAGAGTGGTAATGGTTATGCCGTTATCCGTTTCCTGCCTGCCCCTGAAGGTGAAGAACTTCCTTGGGCAAAGATGTACTCCCATGCCTTCCAAGGTCCTGGTGGATGGTACATCGAGAACTCTCTGACTACTCTTGGTCAGAAAGATCCTGTGTCAGAACACAACCGCGAACTGTGGAACAGCGGACTTGATTCTGATAAGGATACTGTTCGTAAGCAAAAGCGTAAGTTGTCTTATTACGCTAACATCTATGTTGTGCAAGACAAGGCAAATCCACAGAACGAAGGTCGTGTCTTCCTTTATAAGTTTGGTAAGAAGATCTTTGATAAGGTCATGGAAGCCATGCAACCTGAATACGAAGATGAAACACCCATCAATCCTTTTGATTTTTGGCAGGGTGCAAACTTCAAACTGAAACTGAAGAAAGTTGCAGGTTACTGGAACTATGATTCGTCTGAGTTCGCAGCACCTAGTGCTCTACTTGACGATGATGATGCTCTTGAAGCAGTATGGAAGAAGCAGTATTCTCTTGCTGCACTGACTGCTGCTGATCAGTTCAAGTCCTACGAGGATCTTGATAAGCGTCTGAAGATGGTTCTTGGTGCGAAACCAGCACGCCGTTATGATGAAGAACTTGAGGATGAGAGTGAAGGTCGTGGTTCATTCACACCTGACTTTAAGTCCAAGGCACCTGAGGTAGAACCAGACATCACTCCTACACGTAATAGTGAAGATGAAGATGATGCTCTGTCATACTTCCAAAAACTAGCAGAAGATTGATTACTGGAATAGTCTGATATTTTCTCCTCTCTTTAAGGTTCTGCTCATGTATTGGGTAGAACCTTTTTCATATTCCATCATTTCTTCAAGATCATCTTTAACAACATTTAGATATCTAGATTCAAGTAAAAATATATTTCTTCTTTCTGTTTGTAGTTTCTCTTCGTACTGGTAATTAGTAATAGTAGAGATTGGATACTTTGTAGTCATTCCACCAACTTCTTCATCAAAGAATGAAACTGAGAAGTTTGCATCAACTTCTAATCCTGCAGGAACAATCACTGCTCCAAGGGTATTGGTCACTTGTGTAGTCTCATAGTGATGAACAGCACTTATGTTATCGTATGTCAGATATTTTTCTAGTAAGTAGTTTTCAAAATTAAATTGTGTCATAGGCCATTCGCTATACACATTGATAATATTATTGCACGTTAAAACTAACCAATCTAAGGTTGAGTCGCCGTAGAAATCAAATGCGACATTATCGGGACGATCATCACCCTTTATTTGATACTTAGTGAAGATGGATACATCCTGAAAAATATCCTCTCTTAACTTACCTCTCTTAAATAAATTCTTGACAGTAATATAATCCGATATCTTAGCATCTGGAAGTCTGCTAACATAATCAAAATCTGGGATTTGATTGAAATAGTTTGACATTAGAATCCTATGTACTCGTCTGACTTATCATCATATTCATCATTGAAGATTGGTTCAAGTTCATTAAATGTCATTGATATTTGATACTGAACAGGAGTGCCGTCACTATATGTTGCATAGTTTCCTGTAGGAGTATAATCGACACTAAATCCAGTCATCGCACATTCCTTGAAAGCATTTAATCCTTTATGGAGACCACCATCTTCACCTCTATGTAGGTAGGTAAGTCCATATGTATTTGGTGATTTCAAAAATAGATTACTCTTACTGCGGATGGGGGACATTGATTGCTTGAATGTTCTTATGATTTTCTTCACTTGTGTTGCTTCACCTTTTGATCTTGGTGATAAGAAAAATGTAAAAGAGAAAGATCTTAATGATGGACCACCAAATAAAAGTTCCATGTTTGGGTTCATTACCATACCTGTCGTTCTTTGGAGAAGTTGATTACCCACTCCCGCTGCCTTTCCTGCAAAATATGCTGCTATTCCTTTTTTTGCATCATCCGGATTTCTCTTTATAACATTGGCATACTCACCTAATGTATCAAGACCTGGTTCTACGCCATCCATTATAGCTGTCAAAGCTACATTGGCTTTTGCAATATCTATTGCATTCATTCTACCTTCACCCCATTCTACAGATTTTGTATCTGATATTCCTGCAGGGATTGGGAGTATGACTGAACCTATACTTTTCCTTCCACCTGCATTTCTTCTTGCATTGCTCGCATAAACTCCACCTCCACCACTAGCAGTAAACTGTTGTGGAATATATTCGTAGATGTCAAATTTAATGACATCTTGCTTTGATATTGCGATATCTATGGGGTATCTGTAGTTACCATATGATGTTTCTGTGCCACCCGCACTTGCAACTGGTCCCATTTCATTTGATGGTTTTGACTCTGCATTATCATTATCATTATCAGCATCATTAGTATTACCCGCTATGATCTTTGCATTATTTTTGCCAACATCTGTCTGTCCACCAGCAGCTGCTTGCTCTTCATTTGCTAGTGCAGCAGAACTTGCCTGCTCTGATTGAGTTTTCAAAGTATTATCAAAAGAGGAGCGTTTTGTATCAAGATTTTTACGCTCTGCGTTTGTTGCATTGCTGGATATTTCTGTCGTTTTGTTTCCTGCTTCATCAATAGTTATTGTTTGTATTAATACTGCATTATTTCCTTGTGCGTCAGTTCTATATACTTCTTGCTTGAGACCACCACCACCAAGTGTAGTCACATCAGTTTTATAAAAACCCTCTTCACTTGAACCCGTTCCCCGTAGAATCTGATCTTTACTTCCTGTGTAAAGTTTTACCTTACTTACTTTACTGGTTGCAGATGCCATTTTATGATCATTTTATTTATTTATGTTATAAATTTACCATATGGTATTGACTGCAAATCATTTAGTTCCTCTTCCTTTACAATATAAACTTGTCCTCTTAGTTCTGCCCAAGTATATCTTCTCACTTTTCCCCAATGATGATTAAACCCCTCAAATCCCCAGTTATATAAACCAAAAACTGTCACTAGTGGATGTTGATCATAACCATTTTTTAAATTAGGAGTTTTAGCATCATAAAAAAATGTACAGTATTGTCCAACTTCAGGAATTGGAGTTACTGTATCACTCAGTGCCTCTATAATCATATTCATTTGATCTACTTCTTTCTCAGTGTCTTTTATGGTCTTGAGGATTGGTTCAATGCGGTTCATTTGATTCCAAGTTCGTCTTCTGTGATGATCTTAAATTCAATTCTTCTATCAGCACAAAATTCAGTAGCAGCTTTCCATTTTGCCTTGTTAACTTCCCAGGTCTTACATTCATAAATGTAAGATTGAGTAACCTTTTTTCTTTTTGCTGGTGGTTTGGTCTGCTTCTTTGGTTTAACTTCAATGACATAAGTCTTTATTTCACCTGTACTTTCTTTTACTTTGATAATGAAGTCTGGAAAGTATTTGTGAACCCTCCGGTCAACTGGAGAGATATATGGTATATGAAACTCCTCACTGCCCCATTGTAAGATATTCTCATTCAAATCACACCATCTGCAGAACTTGCGTTCCCAACTGCTACGGCATATAATATTTGTAAAGTCACCTTTGTATTTACTTGGATATGAAGGTTTGTATTTACTCTTGTAACTTTCGGCCATACATAATATACAAGGTTAAAAATTATTTATAACGATGCCCACCAAAAGGTCGATATCGACTCTTAAATCAAAACTACTACAACCTGCACTCACCTCACACTTTGAAGTTACTATTCCTTCTGGAAATGTACCAGATTCCATTAAGATTGGGAAAGAGGAGCAAGAGGATCTAAACTTATTCTGTACAGAAGCCACTTTACCAGGATCATCTGTTAATGTGTTTGAAGTTAATAATGATTTTACTGGTGCGACGGAAAAGTTTGCTCATCGTAAAATGTATGATGGATCAATTGACTTTACATTCTATGTTGATGCACAGAAATATTCTGCCATAAGATTTTTTGAGAGATGGATGAGATATGTTACTGGAGAGGAAGGATCTGATAGAGATGATGGAGAGAGAAGAAGTTATAAAAATCCATCTTATAATTATAGAATAAGATATCCAGATGGTGATGGTGGTTATCGT